TGCTTGCCGAAGCCCGCGGCACCGCGTTCGAAGACAGCGCGAAGTTCCTGCACACCAGCAGCCCGGCCAACACTGGCGCCAGCAAGATCGACGAGCTCTATGACATGGGCACGCAAGAGGTCTACATGGTGTGCTGCCCGCACTGCGGCCATGCTCAAGAGCTGCTTGTCGAGAACTTCCACTACGAACGCGACGAAGACGGCTTCATGACCCGTGCCTGGTTCGTGTGCCCAGAGAACGGCTGCGTCATCGAAGAACGCGACAAGCAGGCCATGTGCCGCGACGCTGACCTTGGCGGCACCGCTTACTGGCACGCGAAGAGCCGTGGTGACGGTGAGACCGTCAGCTTTCACGTCAGCGCGTTCTATGCCGGCATAGGCAGCATCACCTGGCTCAAGCTGGCCCGCGAACATGCCCGCGCCAAAGACCTGCTTGAACGCGGGTCGCCTGAAGCGATGCAGGTCTTCTACAACACGCGCCTCGCCCTGAGCTGGGCCAACACGCTTGAGCAAACCACAGCCCGCGAGCTGATGGACCGCGTTCGCATCCAGCCGCGCGTGCTGCCCGACTGGGCGCTGGTGGTCACCACCTCGGTTGACACCCAACCCAGCCGGCTTGAAGTGCAGTCGCACGCCTGGGGCCCCGGCGGCCAGCATGCCGTCATTGACTACACCGTGCTCATGGGGTCGCCCACGGAATCACCTGAGGCGCCGGGCAGCGTCTGGGCCAGGCTCGATGAGTACCGCAGCACGCCGTGGGCGCATGCCAGCGGGGTGTTGATCATGGCCAGCGCCTACGGCATCGACACGGGTGGCCTCAACACTCAAGACGTCTACAACTATGCCGGCGCGCGCGTACACGTGGGCTGCGTGGCACTGCACGGCTCCAGCCGCCCGAACAAGCCCATCATCTCCAGCACGCCCAGCAAGATGGACATTGACTGGAACGGCAAGCGCGTGCCTGGCGGCGTGCTGCTCTGGACCGTGGGCACCGACGTGGCAAAGGACCACATCTTCAACCGCATGAAGCTGACCGACGGGTGGGGTGCCATGCACTTCAACTCGGCGCTTGACCAAAAGTGGTTCGAAGGTTTTCTGGCGGAAAGGCCCATCCTCAAGCGCAAGGCGGGCGGTGGCTTTCGGCGCGTCTACGAGAAGTACTCGCCTGGTGACCGCAACGAGCCACTGGACCTGACGGTCTACAACCTGGCCCTCTACAACCACCTGGGCCTGCACAAGTGGTCTGAGGCCGACTGGCGCCGCCTGCGCGACCGCTTGATTCCCAAGAGCTACACGCCGGACCTGTTTGCCACCGCCGCGCTGCAGCAGGCCGACATCCCCAACCAGGCCGACCAGGCCGCGCCCGCTGGTGCAGACGTTTGCACGGAATCGGCCGCTGCCTCCGGCGCCGCTGAAGGCAACCCGTCACCGCCCGTGCATACCGAAACGCCGCCGCCCGACAGCGCGCCGGCGGCACAGCCCACCTACCGAACCATGGCCACGGCGCCGCTGGCGCAGCAAGGCGGCCGGCGCGTTCGATCAAGAGGACTCCAATGAACCGCGATGACACCATCACCCGCCCTTCTTCGGTCGCCCCTGTGGACAGCCTTGAAGACGCCAATGAGTCCGCCGACCAGGCGCCACGCCCTGAGGACTCGCAAGACCTGGATGCGCTGTGCGAAGCGTGGAGTGCGTGGTGCCGCACCCGCAAGCTCTACGTCAAGCCTTCTGTGCCGCCGTCCATTCTGGGCCGCCTGCGGACCAAGTCGTCAACTGCGCGCACGGGTGGGCCTGACGCCATTGCCAGCGCGGAGCTGGCCGCGTTTCACCTGGCCTTCCTGGGCCAGCCTGAGGATGCGCTCGACCGCAAGGTCTTCTGGCTGCATTACTTCTGGCGCGTGCGCAACGTCAAGATGGCGGCTGACGAGCTGGGCGTCAGCCGCGCAAGCTGGTACCGCATGGTGCAAGACTTCCGCACGCGGGTGTACCGCAGCAGCAGAGACATCTTCAACCTCAACATCAGCGCCGGCGCCGACCTGCCCAGCCGCTCTGGCCGGCCCCTGCCGTCCGAGTTCCTGGCCAGTGACCACGATTGACGCAATGCAAATAGCGTTGGCGCCTAATTCCGTCAAGCAGAATTGTGTCTCGTCCAGGCGAGACAAAATAGTCATTGAATTCATGAGACACATTGGCCCAGAATTCACGCAGTTTCAGGTAGGTAGTGAATCTCCGCCCTGAGGCAAAACGCACCTCAAAGCCCAGAACGGCCCCGCACTTTTGTTCGGGGCCGTTCTGTTTTGGCGTGCGAATTCGCGCTAACTCAACTGCTCTTCACCGCCACCACCAGCCCAATGCTCACCGTCAGTCGCACCGGCAGCGCCGCAGGCATTGCGGCCAGCATTCGCCTGGTGGCTACTGAGCGCGTGCCGCTCATTGCGGCCAAAGCCTTGACCTTCACTGCGCAAGAAGGCCAGGCCAGCGTGCTGAAGGAGATGAGTTCGGTCTTCAAGGGCGGCGCCACCCGGTACACCTTGGGCAGCACGCGCATCGAGCCGGCCACGCCCACCAACTTGTCCGCGCGCGTGGCCGTGAAAGACCGCAGCACGAACAACGGCACGCTGCCGGAGGACTACCTCTTCCCGCAGGTGTTCGGTGGGCCCCGCAAAGAGAAACGCTTCGAGCGCGCCATGCGCTATGCCGGTCTGCTGCAAGGCCGTGAGCGTGCCGTGCTCGGCGACTACGCGCCCCTGGACAGCTTCGGCAACCTGCGCCGCGGTGAGATTCAGAAGATTCTGACCGCCACGCGCAGCGCGTTCGACTCGGCACAGAACAAGACCTCCAGCGCCAAGAGCCGGCGCAACGCGAAGAAGGCCCCTTACTTCGCCGCGCGAATTCGCGGCACCTGGGGCGTGTGGAAACGTGACGCACCGGGCGAAGTGGTGCCCATCATGGTCTTCGTCACGCGCCAGCCTTCATACCGCGCGCGCCTGGACTTCGAAGGCGTTGTGCGCTCCGCTTCGCTGCGCACCTTTGAACCCACCTTCGCGCGTCTCGCGCGCAAGGACTTTGCCTGAGGACTTCATGGCCACCGCTCCAACGCAAGCCCTCACGCCCCTGCAGGAACTGCAGGCACGCCGGTCGGCCTACCTGGCCGCCGAGCTGAAGATTCTGCAGAGCCAGGAATACCAAGTGGGCCAGGGCGGAAACGCCCGGCGCAACGTGCGCGCCGAGCTGGAAACCGTGCGCCAGACCATCAAGGACCTGGACATGCAGATCGGCCGCCTGCAGGCCGGCGCTGCCGGCACTCGGCGCGTCTACAACGCGGTTCCGCGCGCATGAAGCTGAACATCGTTGACCGCCTGGTCGGGGCCCTCGACCCCGTGCGCGGAGCGCAGCGTGCCAAGGCCCGCGCGCAGCTCGCGGCGTTTGAAGGCGCCAGCGCAGTCATGCATGGTGGGCCTGGCGGTGGCTACACGTCCACCAGCGGTGCTGACCCATTCCTGCGCCGCTGGGCGGCTGTGCCACGCAGCGCTGAAGCCGACACCCTGAGGCACCTTCCAGGCCTGCGCGCCCAGAGCCGCGACCTGGCGCGCAACAACCCCATCGCCGCCAGCGCCATCAACACCGCCGTGATGCGCGCCATCGGCACCGGCCTGGCGTACAGCGCGCAGCCGCACATTGCCACCCTGGGCTGGAGCGAAGCGCAGGCGGAAGACTGGCGCGGTGAAGTGCAGGCTGAATTCAGCCTCTATGCCGACAGCAAAGACTGCTCGTGGGACGGCGACGGAAACTTCTACGAGCAGCAGGCCCTGGCGCTGCGCACAGTGCTCGAAAGCGGTGACGGCTTCACCGTGCTCCCTGACGGCAAGCGCACCGCCACCATGCCCTACGCGCTGCGTCTGCAGCTGCTGGAAGCAGACCGCGTGGGCAACCCCTTCGGCAAGCCAGACGACCCCAACGTCTGCGGCGGCATTCGTCGTGTGCAGGGCCGAGTGCAGTCCGTGCACATCTACCATCGGCACCCTGGTGGCGTGCTGCGCACGGGCAACGCCTACGCGGGTGAGTGGGTTGATGTCATCGGCAGCAGCGGCCGCCGGCGCGTGCTCCACCACTTCATCAAGCTCAGGCCAGAACAGCCGCGCGGCGTGCCGCACCTGGCGCCTGTCATGGGCCTGTTCAAGCTCATCGGTGACTACACCGACGCTGAAGTCAAGGCCGCCGTCATCTCCGCCTTCCTCACCGTCTTCATTGAAACCGAATCCGGGGCAGGCCCCGCGCCGGTCTTCGGCCTTGAAGACACCGCTTCAGGCAGGCCCGCCGTTGCTGGCCAGGGCGCCGCATCTGGCTTTGCGGCTGATGAAGTGGCCCTCGGGCCTGCCGCCATCATCGGCCTGGCCAAGGGCGAAAAGGCCAACGTGGTGAATCCCGGCCGGCCCAACCCGGCGTTTGGCCCGTTCCTTGACGCGGTGCTTGACCAGCTGGGCGCCGGCACCTTCATGGGCCGCGAAATGCTCATGAAGCGCTACAGCACCAGTTACGTGGCTGCGCGCGCCGCGTTCCTTGACGCCTGGACCTGGCTGCGCAGCATTCGCGCCATGGTGGCGCTCAGCCACAGCCAGCCCATCCTGGAAACCTGGATGGCTGAAGCCGTGGCGCTGGGCCGCGTGCGCGCGCCGGGCTTCTTTGCTGACCCGCGGCTGCGCTGGGCCTACACCCGCGCCGGTTGGCACGGTGACAGCCAAGGCAGCATCAACCCGAAAGACGAAGTGGCAGCCTACGTGGCGGCGCGCGACGCCAGGCTCATCAGCAACGAGCGCGCCGAGTGGGAGCTGTTCGGCACGGACTGGCAGGCCGGCTACAGCACCAAGCTGTCAGAGCACCGCAAGATGGAGCGTGACGGCATGCTGCCCGTGCCCAAAGCCGGCGCCGCAGCTCCGCAGGCGGGGGCCGCACCTGCAGACCCGGCAGACCCCGAAGAGAACCCCGCCACCGACACGCCGCATCAGCAAGGCGCGGAGATCACACCGTGACCAAGCTCGACAAGGTCAGCACGCTCGGCGAAAGGCTCGAGCTCGAACTCCACCAAGGCGCCAGCCTGCTGCCGGTGCGCCACGTGGTGCGCACGCTGGTCGACGGCCAGCCCGAA